GGAGATGGAATGTAAAAGGGAGCATTGAGGGCTTTGGCGCTGAGTTCCATAAGAAAGCTCGGCGCATTTTGTTAGAAACGGCATCGGAGGTGATATAAATATGGTCTGCGTAACATTATACGATATTAAATACAATAAAAAAGAGCATAAAACGGGGATTCACGAATGGTTTGTCCTCGTTTTCAAATCCGATGATTTAGAAGTGCATCAAGCAATTGAAATCGAAGATTTTGATGCGAAGGATTGGGTACTCGGGGCGATTTACAGCGCGACGGGTATTGATGCGGGAAATCTCGTTGAAATTCCTGAAAAAGGCAAGGAAGACATCAATAATCATAAAATTGATGAATTTGTTGCATCGGATAAGGAGGATGAATAATCCATTTATCCCTTTTTTTATTTCAAACACAAATATTCGGAGAAATGAACAATATGTCGTTTTTAATGGCTGATGAAACATTCGTACAATTGAGCTGGAAACACATTTCAAAATTGTGCGATGAAACCCCGCATTCGGGCGGTGGTTGGTCGTCGGGTGGCAGTTGCATTGGTAAGCAATTGCTCGAATCGGAATTACATTTACCGTTTAACCACGGAAGCACGTTACCGGGTTCAATCGGGCATAAATACATGCAAACCGAGGTTTATCTGGTCGGGGGCAAATATTTCGACCGCTATGAAATTGTGGGCCACGAGGTTCCCGTAATGATGAAAATCAATAACAAATTACGCTGGAGTTATATCGACACTCTCGTGTATGATTTTATTGATTCTTGTTTTGAAATCTGGGATTACAAATTTAATCAATTTGTAAAATATGTCATTGATGATGGAAAAGCAAAGGACACGGCCCTTATGCAAGTAAATCTTTATGCCGATTTATACGGTGCGAAGCGATTTCGTGTGATATATACGGGAATGGGTAATTATTCTCAAGGCATTTCATTTTTGTACGAAACAAATCACGAAATGGCGATTGCAGGAATGAATCGACTTGCTGAAATCGACTATATGAAATCAAAGAAATTGGTCAAACCGTGGCACATTGTCGCTGAAGATTGCTACAAAGAAAAAGGGGCATGTACTTATTGCGATTTTGCGAAACCGATTGAAAATGAGAAAGGGGAGCAAATTCACCCCGCACATTGTCTCAAACGTTTTGCAGAGGAATTTGGGCAAGAATTCACCACCCTCAACAAAGTCAAAAAATATATGGAGGAACACAACATTGGCACAACCCCAATCCCGACACCGTAATATTAAGGGCCATCATTTACCCGAATCGTTTACAAAGACCAATCCATTATTACTCGATCATTTAACGATGGATTTGCTCGATTTTTTTACTAACGGAAATAACCGCTCGGAAATTGTGCGAGAAGCATATATCGAATACATGAATATGATGAAAAAGATGCGCCCGATTTTTGAATCCGACCAATTTAAACGAGTGCGGAAACAATACGCCAAACAATACGGCACAATAACGGGAAAAGATTATGTATGTTCAAAAGCACAGACTTCTTTTAGCATTTCTGAGAATCTATTACATGAAATGGACTGGATCTTAGAGCAATATCAAGATATAAACAAATCGGCCTTAATTCAAAATGCAATTATTGTTTATCTGATTAATCAATTTGTTCAAAAAGAGATCCCAACAGTTCAATACATCAACCGCATTGATACGACACGGAATTATCACATTATTAAAGAAACGGGGGAAATTGTCTATGAGTAATGATGATTTGGGCGAACCACAACTTCAATATTACAAAAAACCGATGAAAAAAAGCCGAAACAAACAATCAAAATGTGAATCTTGTGGAAAAGATTTACCCTTTCATGGAAACGGGTGTCCACGTAAATATTGCGATGATTGTCGAATAAAACGAATGCAAGAGACCAACCGCCAAAATGCGACTAAATCTTATTATAAACATCGTAAAGTCCATTTTTGTATTCTGTGCAATGCTGAAATTAAAACCATCGGTTCGAGGAAATATTGTTCGCAATGTCGACGTACGGTCGAAATTCAACGAGCAAGAGCTTCTTTATCATTACTGAATACCAAAAAGCAACAAAAACAATCGGAGGAACAACACTCATGAAAGGAACGCTCACAATTCGCAAAATGAATGATGTCTCTCTCGAACCCGAGCAAATAGATGAAATGTTTCAATATATCAAATCTTTTTTACCCGATTTTATTATACATGATGTCTATATCGAGATTTGGGATCAACAAGATGCGCAATCTTATTTTCATTGGCCCTTAATCTTAAAACAACCGCTCGGCCCAGACAAACCCGTTGAAGGATTTCATAAATTTGAAATAAACGGTATTGGAAAATTGTGGCATGTTATTTTACTCATAAATAACGATAATTTGCAGCGAACTCTCACGCATGAATTAATCCACGTTATTTGTGCGGAACTCATCGGCCCCGACAAATGGGTGCAATGGCGGGGAATCTTCCACGATGATGCCCGACGGGACGATCCCTTTGAATTTGTGGCGATTGCGTGTGCCGAACCGACCATCATTGAATCTTATCAAAAAAAGGGGGAATAATCATCGCCATTCTCAAACCAAAGGCATCAATAACATATTTTGATGAAATACATTCTCATTTATTTAATTTAGGTGATGATGATCACCGGATTTTAATATCACCTCGATTATGTACATCAATTTATTATGATTCTGATTCTTACGGCCGTTTTACATGTACCTCGTGTATCCGTGATTTAAAACAATGCTCACATTGTGAAGATTATGATTTATGGAATCCAATAATGATATTAATAAATCGGTTTAAAATCGAAGGATATTTACTTCGTAAACCGATTTATCTCACGCAACCGCATATAATTAAGGGCAGTGTAATCGGGCAGATACACCATGGAAAACCGATTTACGACGGGATTCCCGTGAAGGTAGAAGGGATCTTATTATGAAATGTGCCATTTGTGGGGGCGATGTTGAAGATAAATCCGATATTCCCGTGTGTTCGCCGTGTTGTAATCATTCCTGTGCCCGAAGTCGCAAAAAGGATAAAATCGCACGAACCGTCAATAACAACACCAAGCTTTCGCCGTCAATTGCACCAGATCAACTACAATCATCGATCTCAAAACCGATCGATTTAGAGATGATCCCCCCTTCTTCGATTGAATTAAAGGGCCTTTCTGATATTTTGTCGATTGTAATGCCTTCGCGTTATAATAATTGTGATGCGATCCTGATACATTTAATTCGTGATTTTTGGTCGTTCTGGAATGCCCACAAGCTCGAAGTAAAGGGGCAATTGTTCGTTTCGAAGGATGAATCGGGGCGATGGTGGTTGTGCAAACGAAACGGGGCGAATCCTTCCCCAGTCGTCAAGGCAAAAACTCTTTTTTCATGATTTTATTTTAGGGATTTTCGTGTCATATTTTATTAATTTTGTCGAGTGTTTTTGTGCATTTTACTGATACATATGATTGTGTTTACATATTTTTTCAAAAAAACGTGTAAACATATATTAACTATCATATCTATAATATCAGTACATTTCGAAATGAGATGTGATTTTATGAATAACAAACTATTGTGGCTCAGCCGACACCCCCCGACCGAACAACAAATCGGGGAACTCCGTCGGTTCAATACAACAATCGAGATCAAACAAATCGCAAAATCCTTTAACAATGCGAAAGAAATTGTCGATCTCGTCGTATCCGAAAAAGCTGATACTATTGTCGCGGTTTTGCCAGTCAATTTATTGGCTGATTTAGTGAAATTTAACATACACCCGATTCGGGCTGTTATGTCTCGCCACATTAACAAAGAGGGCGAAGCCGAGTTTACGCACCAATATTTCGAGGTCGTGGATGAAATTAACATACAAACACACAAACTAATCTAAAATGGATGAGAGAAAAATGGATGTCAAAATGATGAATGGAAAACGGAAAATGCTCAGTTTCCCCCGAAACTCGATTGCATTTATCCTAAAATTTACATCATCTGAAAAAATGATGATTTTTGCCGATTCGGTAATGTACTCGCAGATCAAAGCGTTGGTCTCACAAATACCGATGGAAATGAATGGAGATTGTCTTTCCAAAGAATATATGAACAAAGATGACCCTTCCGAGAATGTAAAACAAATGCTGGAAGAGATCGATCAAACTATCGCCGAAGAAGAACAAAAACGGGCCGCATTGAAGGCTTCGATGAAAAAAATTGAAATGGAGCTGAAAAAAGTTGAGTGATTTGATTGCAATATTATCTTTTGAATCAAATCAAGGGAATCATTGGAAAGAACTGGTGATTTCCCTTAATTATATTGGTGGAATGAAACGGAAAGGCGTTTTTTATGATGAAACATATTCCGATTTTGATGTTGATGTCTGGAAACGATTTATTGCTGATTTAGCCCACCTCGATCACCCGATCTTTGATGAATTGTGTCCGTATTGCCTTAAATCGCTGAATTATTTTGCAGAAGGTTATATCAAACATAATAACATTCATTCTATGATTACATGCCCTAACGTAAAAAAATCATTTTATGAAAAAAATGCGATTCAAAAAGTATCTGAAAATCAATGCCTGCGATTAGAATTCAACACCGAAACCGAAGCCTTCAAACCGCTCATCGAATTTGCGAAACAGTGGAATATCCCGTTCAAAATAGGTGAGTAAACATGGATGAAATGATTTATGCTGAACCTGGGGATTATATTCTCAATTTTATGCAAAAAATTCTTAATTTAGCAGAAGATACGAAAAAAACAGTCATGGGAAATCATAATGAGAGAATCATTATTGTTATCCCTAATATCTATAAAAAAGAAACCGAGAAGGATGAAAACGATGACTCTGAATAAGATTATTGAAATTCGGGAGAAATGTGTGGTGTATTAATATGGAAGGCAAACTTAAAAATATTTTTAGATACGGGGAAAAATGTCCCTTTATTTGTGTTCATGAATGCCTTATCTGCCCTTTTAAAGACTATGTTGATGGTGGATGTACTTTTTTAGTCAATATCTCTGCGGAGGTCGAGGATTAAATGAATTGGGGCACAATTACGCAGATTACCCTCATAAATCTCGATAAAAATAATGAGGATTATGCGCTTTTTTTTGTCTATAAAAAAAATCATAAAAAAAATCGAAAATTAACAGTGAATGCGGTGTTTTTGCAAAAATGAGTGAAAAACGAATCTTAAAACCCGAAATGGAAGAATCTATCGACACGTTATTAGATACAATTACATCAGCATGTTTAGACCATGCCGAAGTTGAAAATAATGAGGGTGTCGATGATTTTTCGGTAACCTTTGATAATAAACTCGCGGATATTCTTTCCGCTGAAATTACGGAAGCTCTCGAAGAAATGGGCCTTGATTTATATCAATTGCCCAAAGTCCAGCATGAATTGAAATGTTGGCCGATCTATTTTTCAGAAACTTGGGACCTTAAAAAACCCTTTGAAATCAGGAAAAACGACCGCAATTTTAAAGTCGGCGACCTCGTGTTATTGCGAGAATATGAATTTCAGTTTCAGAAATATACAAATCGGAGCATTCTGGCAGAGATTATGTATATATTACGTGATATGTTTTTAGAACCCGGATTTGTGGTCTTTACAACAAAGATCCTTAAAAAAATGGGGAGTAAACATCATGAGTGAAAATTCCCCGAATGATCAACAACACACTCGCCCGAATTATCTCGAAGGCTTCGAACATCGCTACAATTTCACGACCGAACAAAATGAAACGATTAATCATATCGAATTCCCCACAGGATACCCGCCGTTTGTGTGCGGTGCGTGCCATGAGAACTTGAAATTGTATTCACTACAATTGAAGGAATCGGGATTTACAATCAATACATATCAGTGTCCTCAATGTAAATGCAAAATGGAGGTGCATTGCCTTAAATCGCAATATTTGTTAGAATATGCCGAATATCTAAAATGGAAATACAATAAAGAGTATAAAAAAATGGCAGAAGAATCGACCGACCAAACGGCACCACCCAAATCCAAAAAACCATCGGGATTAGATACCATCCTGAAGAAAGGGGCGAATGTATGAACCTAAATACGGTTATGCAATCTTCATTTCGTACCGTGATTGTGGATTTGCACAAATTCCGACGGGAACGGCCAGAATGTGATATTTACATCGGTCGAGCCGTCGAAGGCACGGAATTCACCGAAGATTCGATTTGGGCGAATCATTTCACTCTCGAACAATACGGCGAAAAATGCTTGGACTTGTACGAAATTGATATACGCGCTAAAATTCGGGAAAATCCTCAAAAATATAACCTTGAATCCCTTCGGGGAAAACGGTTGGGATGCTGGTGCATTACGACGAGCGTGATTTACCCGATGCGGTGTCACGGGCAAGTCTTGATGAAATTACTGAAGGAGCTGTCACCAAAATGAGATATACAATTATAATCGAAACAAATACTGATAAATTTAGCCCATTTGCGGAATTGGTTGGTGATGAATATGAATATGGTGAAATATTACCATTTATTCATGATTTGGAATCGCATTTAGACAATAGTAAGAAAATCTCAATTACAATCAACGGAAAGGTCATGAAACCATGAAAATTCGGGCAATCCGAGTGTGTTCTCCCCAGAAAAATTGGAGCGGTACGACATTGGCCACCGTGTATATCACCCCGATGCTCCAAGCCTTTTTTCGATTTTGTACTCGCAACCATATCCCGTATGCCATCCTTTCCCGCAAGTTTGGGATCGTTCAGGATACGGCGAGTTACTCGCCGTATCCTGATGCGGAAATGGAAACGGACGAAGATCTCTTAGAATTACTCAAATTGCAAAAAGAACAATACAACGACACGGTGTTTATCTATTGGAACCACCGCCCGCTCACGCATGATAAATGGGTGAAAATGCTGAACGATGCGGGATATTGTGTGCATTCGATTAATACATTACAACAAATTTTAGCAATTTATTTACAACTGCAAAATAAGGAGTTGATTGTATGAATTTCCAATATTGGTTTGAAATGCCTTCCCAATGGACATTTACAATGCCCAAGATTCAACATTATCTATTAAAGATTGTTCAAAAACACACGAATATACTAATCCCTTTTGCTGGACAATTCCGCTTTCCAAAAATGGATAAATCATGGACTTATATTGATATTAACCCCGAATCCCCATCGCCGTGTTTATATGGTGATGTATTAACGGTTTTACCGGCGATCACCGACCAATTTGATTTAATCATCTCCGATCCCCCGTATTCGTTTCATCAAGCCCACACGACCTATAAAAACACAGATATGATTCAAATGACCGCGGTTAAGACCGAATATGATCGGTTATTGAAGGGAGGGGGACAAATCATTCATTTCGGGTTCAATTCGACAGGGATGGGTAAAACCCGTAATTATGTGAAGCAAGAACTCTGTATTGTCAATCAAGGCGGAAATCATAACGATATTCTGATTTTACGCGAACAAAAATCATATCAACTACAAAATAAATCAAATCTACTCAAATCTACAAACATTTAAATAGGACGGTTAACTCATTAGAATTAGAGTGAAAACTTATGTCAAACAACAATAAATGGATTTGTGAAGAATGCGGTGAACCAATTCATCGCTCTGGTTATTCTCTTTTTTGTGAAAATGGATGTTTCGAGGATGATGTCAGAAATTCGGGATCGAGTGATCTCGATGATTTTCCATCTGAGAAATAATTTTTTCCCATTATCCCCTACATTCGCCCCCCACTGCGAGGGCGGAGGGGAACGATTGGGGCCGTGGCCTTTTAACTGTCTGAATTATATTCATTTGTCATTGAGCCTCCTTTTTCCCGTGCGTTGCGCGGGCGACCACGGCTCCAGTCCCTTAAATACAAAAAAAGTGAAAATCATGTCAGAATTACAATTAAACCAAAATCCGGGGGTTTTATTTACAATCGAAACGAAACCCAACCGCTTTATCAGTTTTTTACTCCCTCGATTAGAATGCGGGGCCAACCTCGATGCGGGGATCTGCGAATGTTCGGAGATCACATGGAATTCTGCGACCGATGGCGGAATTGATGTCGTTTGTCGATCTTGCGGGGAATTACGGTATCATTTTCCCCCGTGGTCAATAATTTAATTTTTTTTCTTCTTTGTAGATTCGAGTAGATTCGATAGTGTTAAATACTCGTTTTGTTTTAGAGTAATTATGGCCCTCAATTTTTACATTTTTCAAATCAAGGCGACTGAAATATCTAATTCAGTATTGATTGGAATTATTCAAAACAATACGACATTTATTGCGCGTTATGCTTTGAATGATCTTCCTGAATTTGTTAAACAGATCATGCAAAATGATTCTAAACGTTATGAAATCTCAATAAACACATGGAATCATCTTGTGTATCATTCCACAATTCAGAATTTTGATTTTGAGAATAATCGAGAATTGCAATTTTATTTATCACATCCATTCGAAAAATATTTTTAATTTTTTTGCTCATTTTTGTCATAATAAGTCATTTTATATAAAACGATTATATAATGTGATCGATTCGTATGATCGATCCTAAATTTTGCACATCGAAATTAAAACATTTATCTCGCCCAGAACAAGAGAATGAGATAAATAATACACGGAAACCTTTTTTACTGCAATTATATCAACAAGATCTTGAAACCGCACAATTGCTCAATATCAATATTAATCGCACAATTCGATTATTATTCCATCAATGGCTTAAAACTCACGCAAAGGAGGACAACAATCATAACAACACTCGAAAGGACTGAACCCTACACAGGAATGCTCAATCATACATCATTTGATGATGTACTCGATACTTCCTATCTCATGCTCGTACGCGATTATGGAAAATCAATTCCTTCTGCGGTTAAATTAGATTTAATTGCAAAAACATATAAAAATGTATTTCGTTGTATTTCTGATTCTCAGGTGTTGTATCAGTGGAACGGGGTATATTATGCTGAAATTAAAGTCTTAGCCTTTACGGGACAACTACGTATCATGATCTCTAATAGTTCATTTAAGGCGTTAACACAAGCTGCATTAACTGAAATTTATGAGATTATTATGTCATTAACATTATGTGATGATATTAATCAGCAACCGTATATTCCCTTCAAAAATGGCTATTTTTCCTACCTTAACGCTCAATTTTTGCCACCATCCATTGATTATCATTATACCTATTGCCTCGATTGCGAATATCTCAAAAATCAAGATTGTCCTAAATTTAAAGCTTTTCTTAATATGATCACCGATGATCCAGATACCCAAAAACTCTTATTGGCCTATTCAGCGTTATGTTTTACGCCGGATGTTGGAAATCAATTGTCTTTGTTTCTCATTGGCCGGGGTGCGAATGGAAAATCGACATATACCGATATTGTTAAGGGAATTTTGAATAAACAATGTACCACCATGGAATTCGATGAATTAATCAATTCTGAGAATAGATTTGCTTCTTATCGTATGAAGGATGCAACGTGTTGTATTTGTTCCGAAATCGAAATGGAGGACGCGTCGAACAAAAATATCAATAAATTTAAACGTGTTATCACACAACCGACCTTCTGGGTGGAACGCAAAGGCAAAGATCCCATCGAAATCAAAAATCGGGTTAAATATCTCGTTGATGCGAACAATCTCCCTTTAATCTCATTATCCGATCCTTATGCGTTCTATCGCCGAGTGAGAGTGATTTTGTTTAGGAATCGCATCCCGGTGAAAAATCGGATTAAAAATTTTGCAAATCTCTTATTGGAAGAAGAAGCAGGGGCGATTGCGGCTTATATCTTAACCTTTTTATCCGATCAATCATGTCTCGAAGAGAACGTGCAAGAATCCGAAGATCTCTGGGCGCAAGGCATTGATGAAACCCGCTTTTTTATTGATAATTATTTAGATGTTACCACGAACGAAGAAACGAGTTTCAAACAAATCTATGATACTTATACTCAATATATGAATATCGAAGGACTTCGTGCGTTATCATCAATCAAATTTGCGAAGAGATTAGTGTATGTGGGCCTAAAATCCGAGCATCATCACCAAGGAAATTATTATCCTGTCAAAATTAAAAACATTCTCGCAATGCAAAATCAAAAATTAGATGATATTTTACAGCGCGAACTTGAGAAAACGATTGATCAGAGTTAGTCTTTTTTGATGTCAAATGTAACCCCTTTTTTTCTACTTAAAATGAAGGTGAACCAAAATCTCCCCTATTTTAAATGATGCACTCAAATACAATCGCAACAAACCCACCACAATCGAGATCATCTTCGATTTATGCGTAGTTGTGCGCGAAGCCGGGTTCCCTCCTCTTCCTCTTTTTTTTTATATATCTAATAAGAAGTAGAACAGTTCACAGTATTTAAACCATTTTCCTTGACTCATCTGTATATCTCCCTAAAAACCCTTCAAAATTACGCAAAATGATGTGAAGGAACGAAAAATTTCACTTTCGAATGATTCACCTAAAATCCCCTTTTTGACAGAACTGTTAAATAATTTAGTGACTCTCACCCAATAATGAGTAAATCTTACTCAAAAAAGAAAATCATACTTTTTTAGAAATTAGTATGAACATTATGCGCGAAACTTCGAGTGACAATTTTTCAAAAAAAAACTTTTTTTAGATCCTGAGTCACAATTTTTGGGGTTCGAAAAATCGAACACGATCATATCACAATAATATCCCGTTCGAAAAATCGAACATCATTATTTTAACAAAAATGTCAATTTCACGAGATAGATATACCTATCTCCCCGAAAAAGGCACATTCGATTTTCACCTATCTCGCGCGCCCTTCGAAAGGGAAAGTAGGGGGAAATTTAACTATTGATTTTTTCGATAATTGGTTTTTTGGGGAATTAGGTATAGGTAATTCGTGAAATTTGCGAAGAGAACTTTGACTAGTTTGTGATCGGATGTTTGACTATTGAAAACTCCGATACTTGAAAATGCAAAGACTATTGTTAATCCCTATTTAAAGCTTGTGATCGGTATAATAACTATGTTTAAATAAGCTTTCTCTATTCTATGTGCAATCCTGAGCAAATCAGGTGATGAACTATGAAACCGAAAAAATCAACGAAATCGGCGTATATTGATGCCGTGCGGGGGTTAGATGCTGCCCTTTCGCCGAAAGTGAAGGATTTTTTGATGGCTGGGGCGAAAGACCACAAACCAATGGACAAATGGGCGCCTTCGCATGTTGTAGAAGAAACTCATGGTGTTTTAGACCAATGCTCTTTTACTGTAATTTCAGATGCGCCCAACTTAACCAAAGCGGTAAAGGAGTATGATGAAAGCCACAAAATCGTTGTAAATCGCCGTTTATTACATCAATTGCTTGATTTGTTAGAATCGGCGAATGATGCGAGTGAATTGGATCGAGAAACAATTCGAATCACCGTAATTGATAAAGATCAACCGCTTCGGGTGGATTTTGTGTTCGATGGAACCCCGTTGTATCTGTTTTTAGCACCGAGAATCGAGGAAGAGTAATATGGATCTTTGGAAAATATCCTGTTATTCAGAACAAAAATATTTTTTGTGTGATAATGAGGTTATGCTTTTTGTACACAAGATCTTTGCGATTATGGATAAAAAGGGGCATACATTTTATCGAACGACCGAACACCAGTTTAGATTGAAACCGAATGATGAAAAAGGCTGGGAAAAATTTCATATTTTTATGAATCAAAAAAAACGTGATAAAAATGGGGAAAATCATTAAGGAACTATGCGGGAATTGTGTCAAATCGACCAACCCGTGTGAAGGGAAGGTGTTTTGTTCGCTTACGAGCTGTTTTGTGAATGCTCGGGCGAAACCGTGCAATACCTACAAACGAGATGAAACAAAATAATGCCGAAAATTCAACAAATGAAACATACACAAACCATCGCCATACCCATCGAAACGGCAGAATTGATGCGGTTAACACAGGGCGATGAGATATTGTTTGAGCCGAACGTGAAGGATGATTATATTGTTTTGCACATTCGGCGAGTATCGAAAAATAAAAAGGGGGAAAAAGCATGAAAATCACGATGTCAATTGATTTTGATGAGAAAGATGTAAATATGAATGCACTCATTCGGATGTTTGTAGCTTTAAACGCAAAGAGTCCAATCGAGTTAGAAAAGGCCTTAATGAAAGCCGATCTTAAAGACGGTTTTATCATTAAAAAAGAGAAAAGGGGCCCTTATAAAAAACGAGGCCGAAAACCGAAAGCGGAAATACCTTTTAACCCGTTAGTCAAAACGGAGTTAATTCATGTATCCGTTGATGAAACTGAAACGCTTCCTGAACCCGCATTTGATTTAACACAAAAAAACATCCCGCTCGAAATAACCATCAAACAATGCGGGAATTGTAAATTCTGGGGGGGACACGACCATCCGAATGAAACATCTTATTGTAAATTAGCCAAACATGCACAAGCACCCCGGGAATGGGATGAAGGGAAAGATTGCGATGATTTTAAAGTGTGGGTGAGATAAAGATGAAAACGCAAATAACGTTTACACTCGATGAGAACACGACCGATCAGGAATACCAAGATCTCTTAAAGCTGGCGAATACTTGGTTTGAGAATCGGTTAAAACGAATGGATAAGATAGATTATACAACAATCGACAATCTACAATCATTCATCGTGAAAAACGATGTCAAAGTTGTATATCTCGAAAATCAAAATAAGCGATGTCGGTTGTGTCGGTGGTGGAATAAGACCGATGTTTATTTTGATGATAATACGGGAATAGGGATTTGTTCAAATAGTAAAATCCATAAATATCTTCGAGCGGAAGTTCAAGGGGAGCATAAGAATCTCTTAGCAAATGCAATTATTAAAACAAACGATGATTTTGGATGCCCAGCATTTGAACAAAATACAAATCTCACGCCAGATCCTGATGATCTAAAAAACAAGATGCTGAAAGAACTCGAACGATTAAAAACTATCCAGAAACAATATCCCACCGATTGGGAACGCCGGATTGCGGAAGAAATGGCGGGGTTAAAACAACCCGCATTCGTTACATCAAAAAAATATGATTATCGAGAGGAATATAATCATGAATAAGAAAAACAAAAATCAAGTCTCGCAGTATAAGGATTTTCGGGTGAATTCCTTCTTCAAAATGCTGGAATATGCGAATCAATCCCCGAAAGATAAGGTGCGCTTCATTTTACATGAAGAAAACGGGGAAACAATCATATTGTTCCTGAATGTACATCAACGCAAAAATTACATGGAAGGCCCCGTCGGGATGTATTTCATCCTATCTCGAAATGAAGTAAATTATAAGGACTTTCGGGTGGATTTGTTGTTCCAAATGGTGCAATATGCACAAATACAACAACGTGTGCCCCGCGATAAGGTCTTTTTTGTCTTGCAGGAATCCTACGGGGTGGAATATGCGTTAGAATTACAATCCTTTGACAAATCGAATGATTCGGTGGTCTTTAGTTTCACACGTACAGAACCCGCAGAATCTATCCCCGATATTCCGTTGGAAGACTTAATTGATGAGAAAACACGGGAAATTTATAATCAACTCAAAAAAGCGGAGGAAGGCCAATGAACCCCGATGACATGTTTCCGAAAAAGGATTTGTCCAAAGATGTTGATGTGAAGAATGCGTTATCGTTAGCGACCTTTTTAATCAAGTTTGTGCCCGTGATATATACAGGATATGAATCTTTACATTCGATTTATGAATCGATCATGTATGCACCCCCCGAAATGAATCAACATTGGTTAAATGAACTCTTTGATTGGACTCGTCGCAATATTGACCCCGATTTGCCGTATCATTCCGATATGTGGCAATATACCGTAATACACTTGTTCCCCTTTGTAAAAACTAATTCAAAAACATTCATCGAACCGATTCTCGATAAGCAAATCGGCGAATTCATGGCGTGGGGAATGGTCTATGATTATCGGGCTCATTACTTAAACTATGTTGTCGATACGAACGCCAAAGCCCTTTTGCCCGATTTACGAATGTTGTTTGTGGGCTATATTCAGGGTGATAGTCTCGATACATCGCACATGATTTCGACCGCAAACAATATTTTGGAGTATTTTATCAATTACATGGCGGAAATTCAACAACGGATGTATCCCAATACGAAAAGGGAGATTCATATATTTGCTAGTTTCGAGCTGTTGAAGAATTGGTGTGAGAGAACACAAAAAATGTATATGTTACGCATCATTGACAACAATTTAAAAAAGTGAAACAACATGAAACTCTCTGAATTTTGGCACAATCAAGTCGTGGAAGGCAGAATGTCGTGGGAATCTCCTGAAATGTTAGTGATGTGTAGATTGCAAGAGGATCAAGCTGAACATCCGTGTTATGATTCTGTTGTGTATTTATGTGAATTATGTCATGAATTAATTACTGTTTTTTTTAGTAATAGTAATATTTATGATTGTCGAGGGAGGATGCTTTCGATTGATACATTGCCCCGAATTTGTACACAATGTGGACAAACTGCGCTTCATCAGTTATATCAATATCAAAGATATATTCGAGGTGGGGAAGTGGTGGCACATATACACGAATTATGGCAAAACGCAAAAATAAATAGAGTTAAATAATCTCGTTTTTTTAAAACTCTTGAATAGAGGTGATAAACTCATGAAAATTGAAATTACGCTCGATGAAAGTACAAGCGATAAAGAAATTGAGGAATTGAATGCATTATTGCAAGTTAGGTTAGCTAGAATTGCAGAAAAGAAAAAATTAACACAAAGAATAATTGAACATGTAAATAATCAAATTTAAATAGTCTTTTTTTTTTAATATGATTGAAATCGAACCTCTCGCTGCGGTGGCGGCTTTGTCGTATCGTATAAGCCGAGTTGGGGAGATTAACGTGATGTTGAGAAAGGTTGCGAGCTTTTTTTTCTTTTTGATTTTGGGATGAATAATATGAATAAATTAGAAGATGCAATTCAAAATATCACGGATTTATATACCACGGTCATGGAAACAACGGATTCGATATATAAATTGGTTTTTGATGGAAAAGGGCGACAATTCACAGCATATCGAAATGGTCTTCAAATTACGCCAAAAGGATCAACGCATTTATTCTATTTATGGATTCTGAAAAATATAACTGATCCCATGATTCGACATTGTTTATTTAATGAAATGTATGCATTATGTCGAATTGATTAATTAATAACTCGATTTATATATTCTCGTTAATTCTATGCATGTATCATCAGTTTGATGACATTATTTTTCTTTTTTTGTAAGCGATGAGGGATTTGCATTTTTTGCAAATCCGGAGCTATAATAATCATGTTTATTAGATGTGAATTTCTTATGTTTTAATCAATGACGCGCAGAACTGATAAAGAAATTGCTGAAGAAGTAAATTCGGCGCTATCCCTTAAAGATAAGAATCGGTTAAAAGCCATTGCGATGTATAAGAAAGGGCTCACGCCATCAGAGATTGCGGTCATATTGCATGTCACCATTCGCTCGGTCGATGGATATATTACAGAAACACGGCGCGAAATGAAATATGCGAAACAAGCCGATCCAAATCAACAAGCTTCGGTACTCGAAGATAAAAAGAAATGTGCCAAAATCCTCGCTGATACGGCACAAATCACGAACCCCTTAACAAGCACCATGCCCGATGAATACAAACGGATGGTACAATTATCCGCACAGGCCAAATTAATTAATCCTGAATGGAAACCTTCGGATACCATTGCGTATTTTGAGAAAGAGAAGAAATTCATGCTTGAAAAGGCCAAAGAACACCCCAAACCGATTATTTACCACCGCCCGACCAAATTTCACCAAAAACAACATACAATCGTGGATGCAATCTGCAATCCGAAGGTAAAAGCGATATTTGCGGGGGGGTGTCAACGAGCGGGTAAATCCACCGCAGTATTGGCGGGATTCCATGAACTCTCATTACAATCCGAGAAGGCCCTACGCATAGATATGATGGCCGGGAAAGGCGGAACGAGTGATAAAGACGGAGGCGCGAAACGCATCCTGAGAGACTTGAAAGTCGATCCGATTTTAGAATTCCAAAATCAACAAATGCTTGATTGGGAAAACTGTACCTCCGATACGATTACATGGAAAGGGGGAACGCAATTGGTGGCTCATCCGACCAAGGTCACCTTCAAAGGATCTGATTGCGATGTGGCATGGGTAGATGAATTAGATGTCGCATTGAAAGAAAAGGAAAAGCGAGAAGCGGTGATGTCTCTGGCCAATGCGATGCGGGTGTCCACCAATTTCAAATTAATTCTCACAGGGAATCCGGATAAAGGAATTTACAAGTTGTTAGAAGAAGAGTTCGCCAAATTGGCCCTTTCCAGCGATTCCGTTGTTTTTATTGACATTCATAAGGAAGATTGCCCCCACCTCCAAACGGTCGATGTCGGGGCGAATGATGAAATCCTATCGACATTTGGCACGGTACTTGTTGGGGATTCATTGATTAAGTCTCGTCTTGGAGGTGGCACATCGAGCGAGGGTGATACCTTTGATTTTGCTTCGATTGATGAAGCTTTTGCCACGTATGAATATGTTTTTGTGAATGCCCGAACCCAATTGCGATTTTTGGCCGTAGATCCTTCCCAAACGGGGCATCCATGGGGATGGTTTCTCGGTGCATACGATCCCATGAAAGACGAGATGTATGAACTCGAATCGGGGCAAATGGAAATGGGTGATCCAACACTCGATCCTTCGAAATGCTCACCCCAACACATCAAAGAGTTTCTACTTGATAAGGCCCAGAAGAACGGGATAAAAATGTTTGTGTGTGAAGGCAATTGCGGGGGAGCCGAACTCGTGTTGTTCATGAAACAGCACGGATTTAAATCGTTTACCCAAGTCTGGGGGGGGAATAACAAAATCAATTCTCACGATTCTTTTATACGTTTATTGCGCCATTTTCTCGATGAACGTAAAATCTATCTCTGTAATCAGAAATTGAAACAACAATTAACCATCTATAACCCAAAAAAAGACAAAGAACAACACAAAGGGGATATTGCCGATGCTTTATTACATTTTGTGTGGATAGCTGTGTCGGGATTGACATATCTGCGCAAAATTGCTCAGAAAAAACAACAACAACAAACGCAATCCCCAAAAATGGCGTTCGGAGCGTAAAAGGAGTAATAGAATATGCCAAAAAAATCAACACGTAAAAATACGGCCGTATCAACAACAAAACAAGCCGTACGTAAAAATGCAGGGGATACGGGATTACCGACCTATGATCCCTATGGAAATAATCAAATGGGCTATGCGGTACGGGGCCGATATGTTGATCCATTAGTGTTCTATAAGAAACACAATAAGGATATCCCCGAAGCGAGAGAAGCGGTGGCGGAGGCGGATGCGATTGCGAGTGTGCTCACATATTGTTTCGCAAATGCAGCATGGTCGAAAATGCCTAAATTTTATGAATCCGACCAACTGGATGCACCCGAAATCATGCAAGATCTTCGGGCTTTACTGAAAGTCAATAAATTCGAAGAGATTGGAAAGACTGTTTTTTTGAAGGGCGAGACTCACGGCTGGTTTCTCAATTACCCGTTTTTGAATCCCACTACTGGATTACCTTCGTGTGAGATTTACAGCGAATATGAATGCCCAGCATTGATGATTCATTACGATATGGACAATAATATCGAATGGTATCGAATTCAGGTTGTTCCCCGTGTTACATTAGCTCGAAGAACTGCATTGCGTCAAATCAATCGGACTTTTTATCCACAACAAGTAATCCATGGAACCCGGGGCGAATGGCAGTTTGGATTTGGCCATTCCGTTTTTGAAGGCTGTTGGGATGCAATTACAAAATTACGGGAAGAATCGCATGTCAACGCTTTCAAACAGAAAGTGATGCCATGGGTAAAAGTCCCCCAAGATTGGTCGGATACCCAAATTGATGATTTCTTGCGATTGTTATCCGAAATGGACAATTTTACGGGGATGATTATGCGTTCGCATGAAAATATGGATGGAACGCAATCGGATTTACCGTTGATTACATGGGCAACCCCGGTCAATAATACCGCTGGAAAATCGGGTCAAGGTTCAGGAGGTTCCGTATCTGACCTATCGAGTGAATGGGCTCGATTAACGGCATCTACTCGGCATTCAGTTGGGTATTTTACTGGCGGGGGTGCTATTTCTGCAAGTATGGCGGCCGCTGGTGTCGATAGTTTGGATGATTTTTTTGTAGACGTTGAGAATTTTAACCAGTATTTGGATTCCTTCATTATCCCGTATGTGCGATGGTTCGCAGCCGCTGCGAATTATCCCTTACCCGACTCATTTACGGTGAAGGGGTGGTGGGAATGGACTCGGGATGAGGCAATTGCGGCGCAAAATGCAGCTCAAAACCTTCAAATCGAAATGCAACAACAAGCTATCATGCAAAAAGCGCAAGATGCGGAAGAGGAAGACACGGAAGACGAGGAAGAAGGCGATTTTGATGAGGATGAAGAGCTGGAAAAAACAGAAGCTAAACAAAACATGAAACAATTAAATGCTTTGCTTCTGGCTGACATCAAGCAAAGGGCACAACAACGGGATGATGTGCGGTATGATTTGATTCCGAAATTAAATGCGGGGGAAATTCCGACCTTATTTTCCGTGGAAGTGGGGGAAAGGGGGCCAAACAATCAAGTAATTCGTCATTATTATGAAATTCAAGCAAATGATCAAGCGGATGCCCGAATTCGGGCGATTCGTCAATATTCTTTGACATACGGGAAAAATTTCATGTATGTACGAGATAATACGCGTACAAATGTCGATAATACCGAATTTGTCGCAAAATGCAATATTGCACAAACCGCAATCGAACAATTACTAAACACCGAAACAACAAACGAACAATATAAACAAGCAATATCCACAATTCGGCAGAATATATCCCCGAATGTAATCCTTCCCGTGAATTCAGCAAGTGAGAATGTAGAACAAGTGATGCTCGAACCCGGGCAAGGAGGCGCAGATACCCTTTGGGTTAAATATAAATCCCCGTATGACTGGTACAGTTATCAGGATACATCGAAAGATATGAATCAAATCGGGGATCTAGTACAAGCAAAGGGAGGGGATGCGGTGTGGTCGCAATTACGCGGATTAGGAAATGCACCCTTAGATGAAAACGGCCACCTCCCAAAAGGTATTCCAAAGAAGCACCCAAAAGGCCCAGCAAAGCCAACTCCTTTGGCGGGTAAACCGCATGATGTTTATGGTTCCGCATATAAGGGTGAACACAAAGGCCCAGATGGAATTCAAATCGGCGATATTGTTGGGGATGGTTCGGCGATGGGTACGCCCGAATTTGGGAATGTCATTGATATATTGCGAGATATTGACCAAGTCAAAAAATCCCCGGGTGCTGCGACATCCGAAGCCACATCACCGATTGCGGTCGGTACAGCGGTCGGGGCGAGTGTTGGTGGTGTTGGTGCGGGTGTTGGGGGGAATCTGGCGCAACCGAATCAAGGAATCGGGGCGAGTGTGAGTTCTATTTCAAAAGCGGTCGGGGAAGAAGGAGTGAGTGAGTTCGATCCGAATTTAAAACACCGCAATCCATCGGTCGGCACGGATACATCGACCAAATCCACCGAAAAGAAGCCATATTACGAAGAATGGCTCGAACGGGGCGGACATGCCAAATTCTTCTATGAAAAATGGATGGAAAAAGAAGATCGTGGTGAAAAAAAGGCTCTAAAAGCTGAAGCTTTAGATAAATCTCTCGCAAAAGGGCCTTCGGGTGAAAAAGGTTCTGCATTTCAAGCTTTATCTTCTGGCTTAGCTGAAAGTGTGGGTGTAGGGGAGAAGAAAGAGACTCGAAAGGAAAAAATCTGGGGGAATCGTATCACAAAGAAGGCCAAATCGGGGTTAGATACGACCAAAAATCCCAAACGAAAAAAAGGGAAGACTAAACGCACGAAAATGGCGGGTTCGGTTAAAATGACGCCTATTGCCCCCTTGTTTAAGAAGCTGAACTTTGGGGTTCAGCTCGATTTTGTTCCTGATGAGCTGAAAAATCATGAATTGTTGGTCGATTATAATAGTGTGTCGGGTATTCGGAAAAATCTACATGTCGGATATGAAACAGCGATGAAAATGGTGTACGATCCGTTAGAATCGCAATTACGGTTAAACCTTTCGGCTGCTGCAAATGGGTTTCATGTCAAAAACCCGTATATCTATAATATTAACGGACGGCTAAGAGCGGAGTATATTTGCCCCGAAGAGATCCAAAAACAAGTCGGGAAATCGGCGCCTTATGGAATCTGGCATAATCTGGATGATGTAGAAGAGCCAGACTTGCCAGAAGACCAAATTATTGGGGATTATATTGTTGAAAGTTTCGATGGAGAGAAAGAAACCGCCAAAATTAACTATAAACCCGATTGGGAAGCAAGGGCTAACCGCGTTCTCGACAAGATGCGAAAATTAGGCTACAATAACGATCCGAGTGTTGCGGACTGGATGGATCATTATGTCGACAACGTGAAAAAAGGGATTCACGGGGATATCTCGACCGCAATTACGACCGATGTGCAATTCGATAGCAACAAACAACGCTGGATACAAAGGAAAATCAATCTTAAATCCGTATCCGCGGTACATCATGGAAATTGTACAAAGCCACTTTGCACAACGAAACATGTCGCAAATTGATCTTTGTTTCTGTGCATTTTTTCTCATTTTACGTTGTCTAATTACATAATAATAGGGGTTAAATAGGGGTGATAGTTATCTCAATTCAGTACACTTTTTGAGTGATATACTGACTATTAGAAAAATCAATAGTTGAGCAAATTATGGCTGAAACACCTAAAACCGAAACTGTTAAAGAAGAAGCGGGACTCTATGCAAAGAAAGTCATTTTGATGAAAAAGGGCTTTACTCCAGAGGACGTTTCTCGTGTCAATTCAGTTGTCGATGCAGATCTGCTTTTAAATTTTGCAAGAGAAAATGAAAAGGCAGAAGCGGATAAGGCAAAAATAAATGCGCCCGAATCATCCGTCAAAAAGAATAACGCCCCGATTGGATTTCCTGCACCAACGAAACCCCAAATCCCACCAGTGGACAACCCCGACCCTCGCTTAAATCAAGCACCCCCAATTTCCAGCGATGTTCCTTACGCTGTGGAGGAATTATTCGATCCGTGCCAAACCGACACGAGCCGATTGAACAAGGATTCTTCGTTCGGAACCCCTGAGTTTGTAGATTCTATCCGAATTCTCAAGGTCTACGACGATAAAAGCCCTAACGGGAGGATCTTCTAAAAATGACAGCAAAAACAGCCCAATCCCATGTTGTAGGGGGAATGTCAGTTAATGGCCCAGCCGATGCGCGCACTTCTTGGATCTGGGGGAAAACTGCTGCGGGTTCTTATGTTGTGGGTAATGTCGTGTATCAATCCGCCGCAGGTGTCTGGACTATTCAAGCTTCAAATGCTGGGCATTTACAACGCACCGGTGTAATCGGATTTAATCCACGTGTGAGTATAACAGATTTTGCACGTAAGGATATTGATGATACCTACGATTCGGGTGAAAATGTGCCTATTTGCACCTCCGGGATTGTTATTGCGAAAGTAACAGATAATAATTCGGGTGTTGGAAAAGACGTGCATTATATCCTCGGAACAGCCGGAGAATTCACGATCAATACGGATGCGACCTATTTCCCACGAGCTCGGTGTGTTGTGGCACAAATTGATAACGATGTTTATGCCCTTGTCGGAATTGGGCTCTATTTATGGGTAGGGGAATAATCAAAATGGCACTCAAAACTTTTCAATTTATGGCGGAAAACGCCGATGGCTGGTATAAACGGCTCAATGTCGAAGAAAAACAGAAAATCGAAACTTCTGTTAACCGCATGAACCAAGCGGTCAATTATGTTCGAATGAACGGACTGCCCGATTCGTATAAAAAAGCGGGTGAAAAAATAGCAAAACGGTTAAACGTGAACCCCTCGTCTATTACAGATGAAGCGGTTTTTGCAATAGATAATATGATCTCTCGAACCGTGGAAGATCAAGCCATTTTCCCACAAGTAATGGCCTCGATTACAACCCCAATGAACGGGTTAAAATGGACTTCAAAAGCATATAAAATTGATGAAAAAGATGTCAATTCCGCAAAGCAATGGCCAAAACCGGACAAAACTTTCCGAGAACCAAACATGTTTACTATCGGAATTGAACCCGAAGGCTTTCAAGGGATGGGTTTTTCCTTTGGATATGAAATTCCTTGGACGGATATCGCCGCAAGTGCGGGATCAATTTATTCCCCTGATTATTACTACTCGTTAATCGCAGCCGAACGCATGGGTATCATCATTGATGAAAACGGGTGGTTAGGTGGCGCAGGAGAACACATGGGTTATGATTTTGGCTACAAAGGACTTATCAACCACGCATCCATTCAATCGTTTACAACTTCAACCCCTTCAACGTATGGTAATTTACGAGCGGGTTTGTGGAATGCTCTTGGAGATTTGAAGCTGAATTTCCAAGCAGGTAAAGTGATTGGGGTGTGTACCAGTGGATATGCTTCCCAATTCTTCTATAACCGATTTGCCGGGACAAGCGATCAATCTGAATATTTTAACACGGTTCAGGAGTTAAAAAATCAAATTTCTGAAATGTGGATTGATGACCGCATTTACGGGGCCGCTGCAAGTGCATCCGCTCAAGTATGCGCGTTATTCAAAGTTGGGCCGACCTTAATGACCAACAAGGTGGTTTTACCGCTCCAATCGAAACCAATGCTCAATAAAACCTACGGCGATGATATTAAGGAAGCTTTGATCTACGGAAATGTTTTCGGGATCTATGGCAATAGTCCCTTCCCAGTCACCGTTTGTTCCACAATGACCACGACTGATACAGGATATTTACCAAACGGTCGATTATGGTAATCACACTGCCCATAATATTCTTCCTCCGAAGGCAAATTCACTTTTTTCTTTTTTCAATTATGATTTGGAATTGGTGGTTCAATTCCACCCCAAATCACTCCGTTATTACTATCTCCGTAAACGAGACTAAACTATGGTGATTATATGGCCGCTGGAACAAAATGTAAAGCGCGTTTTCATATTCCTCAATCAGATCTGGTAAGAGCATCCGCACGATATCAAGAGCTCGTGCGAAAAGGACATGGATATGTCAATTCTCTCCGAATGGTCGAACTCGAATATGCTGCCGCTGCTTCAAATGGACTTGCAGAAATATCCGCACCCAATGCGGTGTTCGATGGATCTTCTGCACATAAACCGTTAGGACTTGTATCATCTGATGCAAAAGATACCGCTGCGGGAGCGGGTGTTAGATCTGTAAAAGCTTTGACATTAGATGTAGATGGAAATTACGCAATCGAGACCATCGCAACAGGCGGAGCTACGGTTACTGATTTTGATGAATATCCTAAGAGACTTATGCATATGTATGCGGCTTCTTGGGGGGCCGAGGGCGATGCGGCTGGAGACATCACGCTCGCGGGAAGAGGGTATCAACAATTAGCCACACCAACCCCGATCACAGAGGATACTGATACGGGACTCGTGGCAACTCATGTTTATTATATTACAATTGATATCGATGGGGGCGGTGCGACCGAATATTCGATTACAACGACCACAGCCACCACGAAATTTAGTGCATTGATTGCATTACTTAATGCGGCGATAACTGGGGCGACCTTTTCGATAGTTGGCGGAGATTTGCGATGTACCAGTGATGCGACCACGGATGCCGCTGCAATTGATATGACTGCGGGATCTTCGGGCACGGATTTAATCGCATCCATAACGGGTGCAAGTATTCAAACAGCTGTCGGTTCTGGCTATCAGGAATGCGGACTCACGGGAAAAACTGGTGCGACGGCTTCGGGATTACAAGGAATTCACGCCTATTATTTCAAATTAGCATTAAATGGAGCCGCTGCGGTTGAATATCATGTAGATACGACAACGACCACAACCACTTATACCCAATTACTCGCTTTGCTTAATGCAGCAACGACCGGGGCCACTTGGTCAATTCAGAGCGGGGATGTGCGATGTACTTCAAATTCTGCATTAGATACCGCTGCGGTTGCAATTACCGCGGGAACCAGTGGAACGGATTTACTCACGGAATTATCGAGTACACCCGAAACAGCCGTTGGGAGTGGTTATCAAGAGTGTGGTCTTTCGGGAAAAACGGGAACTACTGAAACGGGTTTGGTCGGTGCTCACGCCTATTATTTTAAATTAGATTTAAACGGTGCGGGTGTTGTCGAATATAATATTACCACCACGACCACGGCCACCACTTTCACACAATTACTCGCATTATTGAATGTAGAAACCCCGGGTGCAACTTGGACTATTGAAGGGGGAGACGTTAGATGTACTAGCGATTCTCTTTTAGATACATCTGCAATCGCATTAACCGCAGGGACTTCAGGGACTGATTTACTTGCATCTATTACGGGATGTGCGGTCGAAACGGCCGTCGGTTCGGGATTCCAAGAATGCGGGTTATCGGGAAAAACTGGTGCGACGGCTTCGGGATTACAAGGAACTCATGATTACTATTTCAAATTAAACTTAAATGGCGCGGGAATTGTTGAACACCATATTACGACATCTACAACAGCGACCACATACACCGCTTTGTTAGTTCTGTTAAATGCTGAGACTACTGGCGCCACTTGGAGCATAGAAGGTGGTGATGTGCGATGTACGAGTGATTCGACCTTAGATACTGCATCTATTTCGATTACAGCGGGAACTTCGGGGACTGATTTATTATTATCCTTAACATCAACCCCCGATACGGCCGTAGGTTCTGGTTATCAAGAGTGCGGGTTATCTGGAAAAGTAGATGCGACCGAAACGGGATTATCGGCCACCACACAATATTATCTCAAATTGGATTTAGATGGTGCTGGTGTTGTAGAATACGATATTACAACGGGTGGGGGTGTAGATGATACCAAATTCGCCGCAGTTATTGTTTTATTAAATGCTGAGACTACTGGCGCCACTTGGAGCCTTTCGGGGGGAGATCTCCGATGTACGAGTGATGATTTAACATCAGATGCATCTATTTCGCTTTCCGCGGGGACTACGGGAACGGACTTTTTCGCCACATTAACGGGATTTGTCGCGGTTGAAACCGCTCAAGGCACGGGGTATCAAGAGCTTGGATTAGCGGGATTAGCGGGTGGTGATGCTACGGGATTACTCGCAGAAGCCGTGTATTATTTCAATGCGGATATTGACGGTGGGGGGATTACTGAATATTCGATTACGGTCGATCCCGATAACGAAGATTATACGCATGTAGTTGCTCTTCTGAACACCGAAACAACGGGTGTGTGTACTTGGGGGTTAACCACTGGTGATTTGCGATGTACGAGTGATACCGTGCTCGGAACATCCACCGTTTCGTTATCCGCAGGAACTTCAGGAACAGATCTCTTTGCATCCCTAACTGGTTTTGTTGATTTTGATACGGCCGGGGGGATTGGTTATCAAGAACTTGGGCTTGTAGGCAAAGCGGGCGGAGATGCGACGGGTTTACTCGCAGAAACGACCTATTATTTTAAAATTAATATCGACGGCGGGGGACAAACCGAAGAGAATTTTGTAGTTGATCCTGATAATACTCAATTTACAGAAGTCTTAGTGCTCCTTAACGCAACAACCGCTGGCGCTACGTGGAGTTTATCATCCGGGGATTTGCGGTGTACTTCTGATACTACAGCGAGTACCTCGACAATTGCAATGGCTGCGGGAACGAGTGGAACGAATTTCTTTGCAAGCTTAACGGGATTTGCCGCATTAGAAACCGCTGGGGGAACTGGGTATCAGGAATTAGGCTTATCGGGTAAAGCGGGTAGTACACTTACCGGATTGGATGCCGAACACACTTATTATTTCAAAATTAATGTAGACGGAGGCGGATCATCTGAAAAATCTATTGTTGTTGACCCAGATAACGAGAACTTTACCGAGGTTTTAGTTTTACTCAATGCGGCGACAACGGGAGCGACTTGGACTATCGAAGACGGGGATTTACGATGTACTTCCGATACAACCGCCAGTACATCCACGATTGATATTGTGGCTGGGACAAGTGGAACCGATTTCTTAGCATCCCTCACAGATTTCTCAGCAATGGAAGCAGCTCAAGGAATCGGGTATCAAGAGTTTGGTTTGACTGGAAAAACCGCTGATTCTCTCACGGGATTAACGACCACGTTAAATTTCTATTTCAAAGTGAACGTTGACGGAGCGGGTTCAACCGAATATTATATTTCGACCGATACAACCACCGATTTAACCTATGGGAACGTTATTACATTAATGAATGCGAAATTAGTCGCTGGGTCAAAAGATGCGGTATTTTCGATTGTGGATGATAAATTGCGATGTACATCGGGAGCTGCATCCGCCAGTTCTGCGATTGCTTTAGCAGCGGGAACTACGGGGACCGATCTCTTTGCAAGTTTAACGGGATGGACGGCTTTCGAAGGTGCGGTTGCGGGTGCGGTTTATCTCACAATTGCAGCAGCCGTAAATGAATCCGACGGAATGGCTCTGTTTTTGGAAGACGGGGATGTTTTAACCATCGAAAACGTGGATCTGGTGGTAACTACGGAAGGCGGAGCAACCCGGTCGTGTCAAATTAAAGCTGCGAGAACGGGATTCGACGGCGAAACCGATCCTGATTATTCATACGACATGTGGAAGGCCGAAAATGGGGGTGCAGGAGTGGTACAAATTGAACCCGTTCCTCATGAAGCGGATTCGGGTGCAAAGTTGACCTTTTCTGAGACATATATCGGTGGTGCGGAAAGCTTTTGGACTAAAATCTTAGTTTCAATTTATCGTAAAACGGATGCATCGCGGGGAATAGACACGCGATCATAATTTTTTTCAAAATAGGTGATGAATATGGCAAATCCAAGCAAAGAATACCTCGAAAATTGTATTCGAGATGGGAAAATGTCGGATTTTGTTGTACGAATGGGGAAATTGAAAACCGATTTAGATCGCTCCAACAACAGACTCCATCAATCTAAAGCGAGCATTGTCGAACTCCAACGCATCCATAAAATGCAATTCGATGATGCGGTGAAACGGATGAATGATCTACAAAGAGATCATGATGATGCGAAAGCAATCTACGAATATGCTCAAAAATTACTCGCCAATAAGGATAATGTCGCAAAGGTCAAACAGATGAAGGACAAAATCGAACGAGCCATTAAGGACAAAAATATCCCCTTTTTACGTGATATTGAAACCTATTTTGCGAAAATTCGGGCCTTAATTCCCGAAGAACAAAAATGGATTAACATGATTTCGATTGCGGTCAACCATTACATCAAAGAAGCCGAACCGAAACCCGTCGTGAATGTGAATGTCAAACCCGCCGATGTGGCCGAAACAGCGGATAAAAATCCGAAGAAAAAAAAGAGTTTAATCAAAACGGAGTAATGATTTTCAATGACCGATGGCGATTATTACGCAACGTATGCACAAGTGCGAAGTTGGTTCAATAATGCGAATCTTGGGGTGTCGGGCTCGTTTCGTTTAGATGATACCGCCATCGAAGAAGGTTTAGCTCGGGGATATGGAGAAATCCATCTTTTTTTAAATAATGATACGAAGTTAACGAACGCCATTGATTTGCTCGTGTTGAAAGGGATTCAAGTTGACATGATAGCTATGCAAATCAAGACGATTATCGCATTAAAATTATATGAAGCCGATTCGGGGGCGATTAGTGCCTTTTATACCATTTCCCCGGAATTAACACGGGGACACGAAAAATCTTTACGCCGAATTCGGAATCGCAATACAACTCAATTCAATACATACGATACCCGCAACGGGAGGAAATTATCATGAGTAAACAATATTATATTAAAGTTAAAATCGGGGAAATTAATGGAAAACCGCTTTTGGGTGAATCTTCTGTTTACACGACGGAAGAAGCGGAGCAATATTTCATCAAAGTCTTGGAAATCTTGCAAAATAATGATAAGAAAAGCAAAATCGAGGTCGAAAAACAATGAGTTTTGTTCCTTACAAAATCACAGAAGACGAATGGTTCTGGAAAGGCCCCGAAACCGCATATCGGGATTCAGATACGACCAATGGGGCCACGGATACTTTCTATCCAACACCGATTCTCCTTCATGCGGGAAATCCCGTAATGAAACGACAATTAAAGCTGTTTGAGAAACATTATTCGGGATCTAAATATAAAAAATACATTTCAAAAGTGGGCTATAATGCAATTGAATTGACCTTTTCTGGCCCCGTGTTAAACCGAAGCTGGTTATACTACCTCACAGATGCTTGTACGACTGATGGCAATTATCGAGCTTCCGTTGTTTTTAGTGGTGAAACAACAGCATCCATTCGATTTACCACCACACGCACAATTGCTGTCGATTCAATGATTGGACTTATTGGAACACTCGATGGATCAACAACTGAATATACAATTACTGATAATGATGTTAGCTCGGGAACTTATGTTGATGCGACTGTTTCACCCGTTTTTCCCGCTGGTGCGAATACCAAAACGTTTACAATCACGAAACACAAACATGTATTTATCAACACCGCAACGCATGTCAATCCCCCAAAATCGTTTCAATTACTTCATTATCTCCCCAATGATAAATCTGGCGGAGTGGAATCTGTGTATGAATTGATTACGGGGTGTATTGTCACTCATTACGAAGAAACGGCCGATGCGGAAAGTAATGCGTGTGAAGGCACGTGGACGGTGTTGGGCGCTCGAATTGTCACGGGAACGGTACTCGCACCCGCTGCGACCTACAAACCCGTGTATCCCGCGGTCGATTATGCGAATTTTGCGGATGCAGCGCTCACATGGACAAAGAATTCAGCAGTTGTATATGGAATGGCAAAGGGCTATACGTTTACATTCAAAACGGATAAACGGTTATCGAAAGGGGGTAATTCTTATTATCCCTATTATGCCAAATCACCCACAGAAGTAGAACCATCGCTTAAAATTACATGGGAAGCGTGGGAAACTGATTCTTATGATGGTTCGCAAGACGATCCGCATACGGCGCTCGTAAAAGCGATTACATTAAAGAACGCCCGAAATACTCTCTCAGATTATCTGGAATTGGCCTTTACGACTGCATTTCAAGAAATGGCCGAAGATCCCGAGTGGGTGGATGGGAATTTGATTGAATCGCATGAATTTAGCATGAGCCCGCATGAAGCGGGCACATTTACCATCACTGAAATGAACGATATTGATTATCTACGCTACGAAGCGGGAGTATAGGGGTGTTGTGTGAATATGGTGGTCGATAACGGGGTTTTAGTCAAATCGCAAAAAGCAATGGATGGATTTCTCAAGAATTTTAAGAATAATAAAGTGATTAAAGGTATCACCGCTGCTTCGACATTTGTTAATTCGCTTGTTGATTTTGCCCGAAAGAGCGAACCAATCGACCGAATTATCAGCGGGATTACCAGCATACTTGGAACACCCGCATTAACCGCGGTCGAATATATTGTCGCACAATTACAATCACAAACTTCGGCTGCGATGGCGGATTCAATTACGAATATTTTTATCGAATTGAATAAACCGATGTCAAAAATTGCGATAACGGCTCTTGCGACCGTAATTTCGGATATTATTCGATTTGGGGGGAAAATTACCGAAATTGTTGGTGTTATGACTAACCTTAATCTTCAAACCAAGATGTTTTATCAGATTTTGGCCGATATTTATTTGTGGATTAAGGATATCCCCGAAAATTGGAAAACGGCAGCCACTGGTTTTTTACAAGGTTTTTACGACATGTTTACGGGCTATAATTTTTTTGAATTGATTAAAGGCATTATTGCTAAATTTACGACAGATATGGAAAATGTCAGTTTTATTGAAATTGGGAGTAAAGTTGCATTAAAATTAGCAAATGGGCTAGTAGATGGTTTTACAACTACATCTTTTACCGATATTGCACGACAATTCATTAATTCAACTGTTTTATCCTTTGCGGATGTACAATTTACGGATATTGCGAGACAATTTATTGTTCGAACTGTTGCTGCCTTTTTAAATGTATCGTTTACGGATGTGGGTAAAGAATTTGTCAAACAATCCGTAGTCGCCTTTGCAAGTGCCGATTATGCTAAAGTGGCGGGAGCGGTGTTATATGGTATCGCAAATGAGATTAACCCCTTTGGAAAAAAGGCGGAATTTCAAGGAACACAATTAGAAACAACTGAAAAAATGAAAATAGGGAAGAGTGATTAAACATGGCGCGGACATGGATTGATGGCGATGTGAACTCGATGGTGATTCTGGCAGATGCGACCTACGCGAATTTAGTAACGACCGATTCGGGATATGCATGGGGAATAAAAACATCGAAACAAGCGAAAGCAGCGTTAATGAAAGGGTTGAGCCAAATTGAAGCGATGGACGGCACGGTCAAAATCATTGAGGGTAAATTTGCTGCGGAAGCATGGGCAATCAAAGAGGCCATTCTTGATTCGTATGATAAATACACGAAATTACTCGATGCGTTAAATTCATGGAAAACGAATAGCACGTTATTGTATCTATATGTCATTAACGAATGGGGAACGGGCGCATCTTATAATCTTGCTTTGACCCTTGGGAAGACGGCGTTAACGGGATTTGTCCGCAACTTTCAATATGTGCCCGAACCCCAAACGATCCTCGTGTCATTTGAATTCCATTATTCGGAGGCGGTCTAAACGGCCCGCACGAAACAATTCACGACAATGACCAACGGAACGGATTTTAAAGACGTTGACCTCCATTCTGAAGGGAATTCTCGTGTATATCGCCCGCGCAATATTGGATATTACGATTCAAAATATTGGTATATAGCAGTGAGCGGTTCGAATACAGTTGTTCAATATACTACCGATTTCACAACGCATACGGATGCATATACAATCGCTGCAATTACTAATCCCCATGATTGTATTCTGCGGATATTTGAAGATCAGATATATGCGGTCGTTGGAACAAAAATGGGAGCTTCAATGACAATTTATATTGCCTATTCTATAAATGGAGGGTCGACGTGGACGTTAAAAACAGTAGATGCAGGGGTTTCAGCAGATTGGCGTTATGGTTTACCCGTTGATGTGTTAATAGATGCAAAGGGCTATTTATTGTTAGATTATGATAAAGATTCGGATGCGACATGGCATTCAGCGATAGCGTGTATTGAAGATCTTGATGCGGCCCACCCCCTTGTTGCAACAGATACTCACACGCGCCATAATTTGAGTTATTACTTTATGGAGGGAGGGTGTTATCTGTATGCATCCGATACAATAAAATATGCAATAATGTCGAGTACAGGGGATGTATATGTTGTTACTTATGATGTTGCAGCGGGGACATTCACGGATGCGATTGATACTTTTCTAATTGAAGTTGGTTCTACGTTTGGGCAGTATTTTGAATTTGAAAATGGATCTAAATTAAGCGTCACTGAAAGATATATTTATTATAAAGACAAAATATCAGCAACTTGGTCTCTTATTGATAAAGCGTTATCGACTCTTCAAATGGGAATTGTGTGGGACTATGATATTGATGGACATTATACAATAACACACGCCATTTTAGGATTAACGGTTTATAAAATTTATTCCAGCGGGGCCTTTTTTACGTACCAAACGATGGCCGCAACACATTATTTAGGCTCAGGAATGAAAAATTATGCATGTAGCACGAATACTACAAATGCAGTCATTTATACCTTAACTTATAAAGTAATTTCAATGGAAAATGGAGATTGGGCGATTCCACACGTACTTTCAGGGGGATCGGGACAATGTCGATTAAATACACAACTTGCCGAACATCAAATCCTCGAATTTTATACATCCACTGGAACCCTTCAAGCGTTGGCGAAAGTGGATGTGGATAATGATCGGTCTGGCCTTAATGCATTATATGATTGCAAGCTTGTGAGCCCGATCGAAGAGGATTTAGATGCGATTGTCTATATCAATTGTGTCGCAACACATCCTGACGTGTTTATGAAAACGGTGATTGATACTTATTGCTCGATGATTTCCTATACTGCGACATCCATTACTGCCGTTGCGATTGATGTGTCGGTCAATTTTTATGGAAAGAAGGTTCGGGATGTATTTGTGTTCTTTAATGGCTATGGAGGCAATTTATCGAATCTTCGAAGGGATGGAACGTTTTATTTCGACACCTTTGCCGCGAGCGGGATAACGATTGCGGGGAAATTGATGTCTGCGCCAGATCTGGAAAGGATTACCTTCACGACGGTGAATCTCCAATTGTTTGGTGGGTGGGATTCGACCACATCGACCAGATTTGAATCCATTAAAGTAAATTCCCCAAATGCACGATGGGTGACCATGTGGTTCCCCGAAATCACCAATCAAACCGATCTGGACACCAAACGCGACCAATTGAGCACATTAAAGAATTTAACGGTACAAAGGGCCACTTTTGATGTCCTCGATCAATATCCCGAAAACGGCCAAACCTTCACATTAACGGTCACCAAACCCACCATCAATGCGACCTATTACGTGTACTCACATTCGATTAATCTGTTAAATGGTGTCGTGTCGTACACGACCGCCAATGCGTTTTATTCCCAAACGGAAGAACCCGACCGCATTTCCAATATCGAGCAATATATCGACAATACAAACAAATCGGTCGATTCTAAACTCGCTATTGCATCTCCCACCTTAACGGGAACTCCCGCTGCCCCTACCGCAGCTGAAGGCACAGCCACCACGCAATTAGCCACTACGGAATTTGTGCAAAAGCAATTTAAAGCAAATTGGTTTCAAACTCTCAAAGTAGAATCCGCATATGAAGTATTTTCTGGATCTGGATACAAACAACATGAGTTATTGCACAGCACGACTAGACGGTGTCATTTTAAAGCGACAGTGGACAATATCCCCACGGATCGCAATATTTACATTAATTTTAGTTTTTTCTGGTATCCAACCCACGCGGCAGACGGGAATGAAACGTTGAAATTATCGCTGGATTATCTCGCTCAAGGCGAGTTATTTGATGGAACGTTTCCCATCTCGGCGCAAAATATCACGTTTCCCGCTGGAGCCGCTTTTGCCCAATGCAATGCCGTCTATACGATTGGCACAAATGTGATTGCAAACGGGGATTGTGTCTATGGCTATGTTGATGTAAATAATGCCGCATTAGATAACGACGATATATTTATTGTGGAGGCGTATTTATACGCATGATGCGTATGAAAACCCCGCTTGATGACAAGATCGAAGCGTTGGAACAACGGGTTAAATTGCTTGAAGAAACGCTCGTGATGCTCGTGAAAAAAATAGGTGAGAAAAATGGACAAACGGATTAACGACCGAATCAATATCAATCGCAACAATCAACATCACAAGGCCAAAATCCGCCAAATTCAATGCAATACAAAAATGAATACAAACTATAAACGAGTATGGATAGAACTCCATCAAAACGAGATGAAATAATCATGGAAGATCTCAAGGCACAAATCAATAAGATTGAAGCGGGTGTGTTGAAAAATCCACTCGATGAAATGAAACCCGTGAAATCCATCACGGCCACACCGCCAGAAGCATCATTAACACACACGCAATTCGTGAAATGGGCAAAAGAGGCGGGATACGAAAAAGCACCGAAAGAACCCACGGAATCGCAGAAAATCCTACGACAAGCCGTTATTTCGTTCTTTGCGATGGCAATCATTTTGTGGGTGGACTGGTTTTACTCCAACACCAACGAAAACGTGTTTTTGGGGACATGGCAGGATTTTATTGCAATGCTCAAGATCACCGCTGTTTTGTTCGTACAGATTGTTCTGGCGAAAATTAAACAGTATTACGAGATTGCGAAGGGGGGAAAACCATGATTTCCGAATGTTTTGTGTCAGAAACAATCGAAAATCTGGCCCGAAATCTCCATGAAGCGGGACGGGCCGCTGTTCTCTCGAATATGGTGGTCAAAAAGGACGGCGCACCCATCGGGAAAATCAAGTTCTTGGAATGGAGTGAAATTACCGAGGATGCGCGGGAAGGACGGCGTATCCAAGCGCGATTTCTCCTCGAACGATATCATGTCTTCCTGAAATAGAAATCTTTTTTTATCTGTGTTTATTAGAGTAGATTTGAGTGATTATTATGATCGAAGAAACGATATTTATTGTATTGCTAATTTTCTTTTTCGTTGCTGGATTACTCCAGATTTGGACTGCCGTAAAAATGCACATATATATGAACAAAATTCGTGCATTCTATGAAGAATCTCCCCGCGTTGCACAAATGATTATTGATGCGGGACTTTTTGAATAATATAGATTGTAGTAGATTCTCAAATCTACGTACATTTTTTAACTCGTGTTCATTAGAGATCTCTATGAAATCAAAACTGTTACGTTCGATTTCGATCCGAGTTCCGCTTTTCAAGCAGGATCTTGGAAAAGCCAATTCGGCAGAATGGGTCTCCCCGAAAGAAGCTTACTTTGAAATTAACGAGATTTTTCAGGGGTTGTACGACCACGATCCGAATTTCGCCGAAACACTCCTCGCCAAATATCCGCTGGGAGTGCATATCCTCGAGAATTTACCAGATAAACGGGGGAAGGAAACGAAATGGGATTAAAACGCCAAAAACCGGGCGATGGGTTTGTTCCGATTCCCGAAATCCCGAAACAAATCATCAAAGAAACTATTGTTATTCAACACGAAGAACCCAAAATTCCCAAATCTCCCCCGAAACCGAAGGAACCCGTCGTTTCTTTAGCCGAATTTCGAGTTCTGGAAAATCGGTTGCTCGATCAGCAAACGATGATTGCCCAAATACAACAACAAATCACACATATACAAACGAACAAACAATCATCTATCGATCCCCGATATGTGGCCGATTTACGTGCTGCATTTGTGCGATTGGAATTATCTAATCGCAATCGGTATATTAAAGCGAAAGCAGGGGGAATGCTGGATGCCCTCGATATTTTAGCTCGCTATTTCAAAGATCTGGGGGAAACACAATGAAACGCATTGCAATTGTATTAGAGCTCGACGATGATGAAATGTATCAAATTAAGCAGTATGTTAATGAAATTCATCGCCAGATCCGCACTCTTGAAAAAGAGATTAAGAACGAGCAATTCTGCGCAAAGGATTCGTCGATTTCTGAATTATTTACGCATTCGATTGCGCGATACACACGACAATTAGATTTGCTCAAAAAAACAATGCAATTATTCAGCCACCAAAATCGCAAACATCAATTGACTATTGATTTTACGCAACGATATCACCCCGATATCACGAGCAACATGTTTGAATTGTACTCGTTTGTTAAAAATCATAATATACATGTATTAGAAAAGATTGATCAAGTCGCTTATTTTGCCAATATATAATTTTTTTAGATATGTTTAAATATATTAAATCAATAATTAGTTATCATTCTAAATTTCTGCCAGATTCATGATTTGGCGACAGGTTGTTTTTGATCTTCGAACGTGTTAAATACCCGTGATTCTTTAGGGTCATTATGGTCGTAGAATCGACCTACGAGTGAAAAACCATGGAATATAATCAATTCAAAGCGGAATTTACCCAATTGTCGAGACGGGTAGAAAGATTGAGCAAGATCGTTGGATATGAAAAATGTCTTTATTGTGAATCACAGTTAGATGTAAATCAGATCAGATCATTAGTATCTGAGTTACAACTACAATTAAATGAGATGACACCTCAATTTATGATTGCTCAAAAAGAATCTATAAAACAAGACGATGAAGCCCGAAAGATAAAAAAAGAAGCCGAACGCGTGTTTTTGAATGAATGTAATATTATAAAAACAAAAATGATGAGTAAAATTCGCTCGTTATTTAAAAAATTTGAAGTATCGAAATATGATCTCACGGCAATCAGCCTTCCCGCAATATCTATACAAGAGCAGAAAATTTGGGACCACTGGATGGAAGAGTATTTAGATGATGAAGGAGGCCGGGAAGAATGGATGAATTATCCAAATTTTTACTATTATAAATATCATTAATTTTTTTCTTTTTCTTATTAGGAAATTGTTAAATATCTGTTTTTCTTATTAGTAAACATGGCATCATATCTTTTGTTAAAACAAGCCATTGCTAACCTCGCAGGGGTGTGCGATGGGGCCGTAACCCGTGATGATGTCGGGTTTAATGGCGGCGATGCAATGTTTGGTCATTTTTTGGCATCCCGTCAAAATTGGAAACGGAAATGGGCAACAAAGGCGTTTAAAATGATCCAGAAATACAAAAACACCCAATTAACGGGGATTGATTTTAGTCAAATCCCGAACCCCGAAACCGAACTCGATGAAATATCGAGTCCGAATTTGTCGATTGATGATTTGTATTCACTTAATTGGTCGGAACCGAAATTTATTGCAAAATTATCGAAATATGTGCGGTCGGTCGGCCTTCCTGAAGGCTTTTGGGATCTATGGAAATTGATGAAAGAGCAAATTAAAGCGAAAGGCTTTGGCTGTTCACAATATTCAGGTGAATGGCAGTTGTCGTGGTGGACGGTAAATGAAGATCCTTTCTGCAATGAGGTTATTGTCCCCGCAGTTGAAATCCAAAAACCAATTCAACAAATCACTAAAATCGAGGATAGCGATATTATCGAACAATCGTTTCTGTATTCGTATCAGAAACCCCATGCTCAAGCCATTTTTCGAGCTTTAACTGAAAACAATGTCGCACTCGACACCAGCGACATGGGCACGGGGAAAACCTTCTGCGCATTACATGTAGCGAAAGCGTTAAATCGCCCGATTTTCGTAATTTGCCCGAAAGCGGTCATCCCATCATGGAGGCGGTCGATTGCGGAAATGGAAACCAAATATGGTTCCTTTCAATCAATCGAGGTCGTCAATTACGAATTGATTAAATCAGGAAAAGTAATTCGCTACAAAACGAACAAAAAAGGGTTTGAAAAATCGACAAACGTTGAAACCGAACTCATTACAGTCTCGTTAAATGAAAAGAAGGGACAATACGAGACGAAATGGGTAATCAAATGGAATTTGCCCAAAGATGCCCTTTTAGTATTCGATGAGGCCCACCGCTGTAAAAATAAGGACACGATTAATACTCAGCTTTTAACTGCATGTAAAGGCGAAGCCTTCAAGATTTTGCTCCTTTCAGGGACGATCGCAGAATCCCCGATGAAAATGTATGGTGTCGGGATGATCATGGGCTTTTTCGAGGAACCGTGGGAATATTACACCAAATTCCTTCCCGCATATAATTGTCGCAAAGAACGAGTCTCACGATACGCCACCGCATGGATAGATCACTCGACAACCGCAGACATGGTACGCATTGCGAACCAAATCGGTTCGAGAATGCATGGTATGAAGAAAGCCGACCTCCGCGCAATGGGTTTGTTCCCGAATTCCCAAATTATCGCCGAAGAATTGAATATGAACGGCAACGGGGCCAAAATCCAAGAGCTGTATGAAGCCATCGCTGAGAAACTCGCTGATCTCAAAGCGAAAGAGAATTTCTTCCGCGGGAAAGGCTCCGAAGCTCATTTGCAAATTGTCCAAAAAGAATTGCAACAAATCGAGCTCTTAAAAATCCCCGCGATGCTCGAATTTTACGAAGATTTGATTGAAAACAATTGTTCGGTCGTTATTTTCGTGAATTATGTCGATACTGTGAAGGAATTTTGCGCCCAACTCGGAACCGATTGCACATTTTACGGTCAGAACTCCGCAGAGGTCAATGAATCGAATCGGGCCAAATTTGAGCGGAATGAATCCCGTGTGATTATTTGCAATATGGCTGCTGCAAAGGAAGGTATAGATTTACACGACAAAGCCCACACGAACCCCCGGGTTGCATTAATCACCCCGAATTATTCGGCTCAAGTCCTAAAACAAGTTTTGGGACGAGTTGACCGAGCTGGGGGGACGGATACAACACAATACATCTGTTTTGCTGCGAACACTCAAGAAACCGATGTTTGTGCGCGTGTGAAAGGGAAACTCGCTAAAATTGCGGCGTTAAACGAAGGGATCGAAACCGTCGAAGATCTTTTTTAATTTTAAAAAAATAGGTGAAAATAATGGAACAATATGAAAGAATAGAAGAAAAAAAGGAAAAAAAAGAAGTATTTACTCCAAGTCAATTTTGGGCAGAAAAACCCATTTATAAGATGTACGTCTGGGAAGATGTGTTAACCGATTACACTTCCGGCGTGGTGGTCGTAATGGCGAAATCGGTCGAAGAAGCACGGAAAATAGCACATGATTATCAAGATTCTGATGATTTACGGGATTTATCAACCGTAAAATCATATAGTTTTGATTGTGATTGTGCCATTTGCGTGGATTTACGCAAAGAACCCACCCACATCTATGAAAATCAAGATGCGGTGGTTGTCTGTTGGGGAGGGGGATAAAATCCCTTTTTTTTAATCGAATCAGGAGAGAACAACAATGTTAATTCAAATTAGATATGTTGAAACACAAGATGAATTGGGATGCTTTTTCATCAATTATGAAGAAGTGTTGCGATTCGTAGAAGTATCCGTAATGGATTTTACCGCCGATGCGTTCCGCTATATGATTGCGGGAACGAACGAACTCAAAACGATTTTAAACTCGAATTTGATTGATATTCATTTATGCCCTGATTCAGATGAAAACGGGTTTTACGACACCGATTTAATCCGATCAACCAATAAATTACGCAAATCAATCCAAAAGGTGGCTTAACCATGTGTGATAAATGCAAACAACAACTGATCCGCATTATCAAAAGCGGAAAAAGGAACTTAAACCTAAGAAACGCAGACCTAAACGGGGCAAACCTAAAAGGGGCAAACCTAAGCTGGGCAAACCTAAGAAACGCAGACCTAAACGGGGCAAACCTAAACGGGGCAAACCTAAGCTGGGCAAACCTAAGAAACGCAGACCTAAACGGGGCAAACCTAAACGGGGCAAACCTAAGAAACGCAGACCTAAGAAACGCAGACCTAAGCGAGGCAAACCTTTCTTGTAAAACAGCTTATGAATTCAGTCGTGAATTTTGTAATGTTGTTTTTATCGAATCCGAATGGATTTATTTTTACGTCGAAGAAAAACTCTGCCGCGTGTCGTGTACGTGTGAAGCGACACAAAAGGCTTATCAAAATGCACTTGACATCCACAAGATTGACCCCAATCACCCCGTCGGATTGACGGACGGCGAATTAGGCAAATGGTCGGCTGCGGATTATCTCAGCGAAAACGACCTTGAAAAATTGTTGCGTGATGATTAAAATGGTCAATCTAAAATATCGGGATAAAAACTATGGCGGACGGATAGCGCAGTATTGGCTGCCGAAAGAAATTGATTTTCTCACCAATCAACAAATCAAACAATTGTTCGATGAATTGATTGCGATTGTGCCACCACATGTCTTGTCGCAATCGGCGAGAGAAACGATGTTGGTAATGAAACGGGTAAATCCGACCGATTACCAATCCAAAATTGATGAATTATCGGGGGAATTAGAACGATACAATGACATATCGAAGGCAAAAAAGATGAAACTCAAATTACGCGCTCAGGAACTCCTGAACCGCATCGAGGGGGGAATGTAGTGAAGGATATTGTTGTTCCTGTGATGTTTCCGCATTTGTCGGTGTATTATGCTCATTATAGCATTTTACATGATTTAAAATATCTCTCAGATGCTCGATTTACCGAAATGGTTAATTTCCTTGTCTTTTTGAAACAGAAAGGCTTTACGCATATCGTAATTACGCAAACCGAACCAAAGAAACCACTAGACGAGCCGGATATTGCACCCCAACAATTTCCTTTAAGGAGAGCCTTATTATGAAAATAGAAACAATGAATTTACAATTAGAATATGATGAAATAATGCAAATTGTTCGATATTTTGAAATGTATGGCAATATCGCTGATTTTGAAAAACAAGGCGAACCTTTTCACACAATAAGTAAATTTTATCATAAATTGCGTCAGATAGTCGACGAGGATGAGTAAAATGAACCAAAAAACTGATAATTTTGAATTCAATACGGGTAAAATTGATGAAGACGAACGGTGTGAATATTGTGTCCATCGAAATGATCTTTCGGAATATTCTTATTGTGATGATTGCAAATTCCGATTATGTAATGCCACCACAAACACCGATTGGTTCACGTTTGAGCGATCTTTATCCCCAATCGAATATTGGGAATCTCTCACGCATAAATGCCTTCGGTGTGCTAAATGCGAACACGAATTCCGCGGGGATCAATTGTGGATTAAAATTGTGGTCGAAGGGGTGTGTCTCGAATGAAATTAAGTGATCTTTGGCATCAAAAAACCTTTAGATTTATAGGCGGAAATGATCCGATTTTGACATTATGCGAAACAAAAGATCATTTACCGTTGTTTCGATTTTCGGAATATAGATTTGAAGCTGAAGATAAATGGTATGATGAATTGCGATATGTTTGTCCCGTTTGTGAATACCGTACTCTCGAAATTCGTTTTTATGATGATTTTATGATGGATAGTCAATGTTTCAAATTTACGGATGTGAAAGAAATGCCTCAGATGTGTAGTATCTGCGCAATAGATGCTCTGAATCAATTGAAACCAAATAATTATCATGTTTTTAATGCAGTTTATCAAATCCATCAAATGTGGGCCGAAGCGAAACGGAAGGGATTATATCATGAATGAACAACTTGCAAACTCGATTATGGTCGTTTATAATCATTTTCGAGGAAGAATCACCGTGAAATCCGATGCGGCGGCGGCGCAATTGACCAAAATCTATTTTGATCAGAACAACCCGCAACAACTTGCCCCGAATGACCTGAAACGGGAAGAACTCAAACAATTACGAACGTATCTCGAAAATTTAGTAAAAAAATATGGTGATAAAAAATGAATTTCACAATAACACCTCATTTTGATGAGGACAATTATCCCTACCAGATTTTAATTTCAGATTCGGAAAATCTTTTAGGGACATTTCGAAGGCCTTTACTTTTCAGCATGGCTGAATTGGAGAGGTTATATAATGCGATTAAACCTTTATGTGAAGCTTATAAAATATGGGCGCCTTTGCATGAGAAATTTATGTACGGTGAACTTTCTTTTAAGCCAAAATGGCCCAAAATAAAAAAGGAAGTCAAAAAATCATGATCTGTATTAAATGCGGGAAAATCATCGAACCCCGAATCGAATTGCTCATTTTAGAGAAACATTACGAGCCGATTTGCGGATATTGTAAAGCCGCACAATTCGCTAAATTACAAAATGAGATTATTTTTGGTGGAATTGTGAATCCGTGTAATACTTTTCGTGATTACATTAAAGATGACACACCCGATCAAACACCCGTCGATTGGGATGTGGAAGTCAAGCAACTTCACGATATGGTCGAAAAACTCCGCCAAAATTGGAGGGCAAAACCATGAATGAATCGTGTTTACGATACCAAGGATCGAAGAAATTGATGATCCAAAAATACCGGATTCATGAATTCATCCCGAAGACCAACCACGATACGCCGTATGTCGAATTATTCTGCGGCTCGGCGATTATGTTTTTTAATTTGGAACACCCGGGTTTTGCGTTCCTAAACGATAAAAACAAAAATCTCATCAATTTCTGGAATGTTGTGAAAAGCCGAAGGGCTGAATTTGAAGCAGCATTGCAATATGTCTGGCCATCTCGCCACAACACCGATTGGATTCATGATATGAATGATTCGGTCGAGCGGGCCGTGTTGTATTATCTGAACAACACGCAATCGCAATTCATCACGAAACCCTCGACATTACAAAAAGATGTATCATGGTGGGCGAACAAGCTTAATGCATGTCGGATGTATATCGACGACAAGTCCTTTGAAGACGAAATTGATTTTCTAATGAAATTATACACGTCAAATAACGAAGACCGCATTTTGTCGCTCATTTTTTACGAAGATCCCCCTTATTGGGGATCGGAAGATGTCTATAAATCCTATCAAAGTTCCGATGGTATCAATCAAAAACCAGAACCCTTTGACCACGATCTCCTTGCCACAAAGAACCACGAGCTCGCCGCAAAGGATTTTACGATTGTATTGTCGTATAATGATTGTGCGGAAATTCGGGCATTGTACGCGGATTGGCATATCATGGAATTTGCGTATAGCCCGAACGGGTGCGGAAATAATAAAGCTTTACCTCGAACCGAGCTCTTATTGTCAAACAAACCGCTCATTCGGCAATTACCCTATAAAAAACTCAATCAATTTTGGAATCAGGAAGCGAAAAAATGAAACCTTTACATTTAACGGGTTATTACGGGGGAAAATTTACCCATCTCCCTCATTTGCTGCGATATGTGCCGAAACATGAATTGTATTGTGATGTATTCGGTGGGATGATGCCGTTGTTGCTCAACAAACCCAAATCGGCCATTGAATGTTATAATGATATTAATCACCGACTCGTGAATTTGTGGCGAATCATCCAATCGAAGGATGTCGAGTATTTGTGTGATCGGTGTGCATTATCGGTCAAATCCCGTGAATTGTTTGAAGAATATCAAACCATTCACCCCGATCCCGCTGAGGATGCGTTTCGGTTTTTATATTGTTTAAATCATTCGTTTTCTAAAAAGGGCACGGAAATCCAAGGCTTATCCAATATACAACAAATCGTACCGCTCGATAACAAAATTAACGATATTCGGCGAATCCATAAACGGATTCGGGGAGTGAATATCGAAAACCAAGATTTTCGCAAATTAATCCCGCGGTGCGACCGTAAATCCGCGTTTTTGTATGCCGATCCCCCCTATTACGAAGGCGGCGATGTTTATGAAAAAACATCTGGGAATGATTCGACATGGACGGCCGAATGTATGACCGAGTTAATTACGATCTTGAATACCTTCACGGGAAAATGGATGTTGTCGATTGATAAGGATATTTCGACATTATTTACGTGTCGCACGTTCGTTTATCGTTATCAAATGAATCAATCCGTGTGTGTTCGTAAAGGCGATGATTCAACGATTAAAGCGGATGAATTTCTGATTATGAATTACCAATTGGAACGCAATTTACTCGAATATGGCAATAAATCAACAAAATCACTTGACAAAAACAATTAAATATGATACATAATATACATAATATCGCGTGAGAAATATGCCTAAACCTTACGAAGAATTCTTAAAAACCACGAGTTTCATCCCCGATGAGGAATGTGCGAAAATATTACTCGCACACAAAAAACGGATGGATGCAGCTCACGCCCCGTTTAATATTTCTGATTTTGTACGAAAATGTATCAAATTGATGAAATTAGAAATGGAATTAGAAACTGAAGAAACAGAGGAAGAAGAACATGTTTAACCCAAAAACCTTCTGGGCGAACACCCCAATTGGGGAAAAGGCCCAGAGCGATAAGGTTCCCGTACTTCCCTTTGATCTCCCTGATTTAATGGTGGAAATCAATGGAAAAACGAGGAATTATTTCGATGTAATCGGCATGCATATTATTAAATGTGCGGCTGAGAGCATCGTGAAGGACGCGTTCGTAAATCTCGATTACGAATGGAGCAACAACCCAAACCCTGATCTGGCGAAGGCACGAGCCAATTATCATGAAAAATACCCTTTGCCGTATTGTAATCGCAAAGCTTTTCAGCTATTGTTTTTATTCGAACCCGTACTCGATGCGAAGGGCCAGGTGGTCAAAGAGAACGGAAGCATTAAAACCGTGGTCGGTGGGATGAAAATGGGGAAACCCGAGGTCGTTGAAAATGGGAAAACCACTCAGAAAGCAACTAATCCGTATTGTTATGCGTTTTTCTGCGGGTTTGAATGCGAAAAATATAAAAAGGAAAAGGCCCCCGCACAAGCGCGGGTAGTGGTGGATGAGAAAACGGGTGCTGTGCAAGAGATCCCCCCCGAATTCGATAGTCCGGAGCCCGAGGTCGATTCGAAATATCCGTTTTGCAAAGTCATGTTATACATGTCTAAAGCCACGGCGGAAACACTCCTCGCACAAGCAGATAAAATCAAAAAGGCGAACCCGGCGATTCTATCGTTAGATACCTTTGGTTTGACGAATGATTTTTACATCAATGATTGGACGAAGGATGGCACTCCCAAAAAAGGCCCGAAATCCTATAAAGGGTCGGTGGATCACTTCTTCTTCGAGGTATAAATCATGATGCAAGAGATCTTTACCATTTTTTACGATATAACACATATCATTTCGTTATCTCATGCATTTTTGCGTGATTTTTTTCAGGAACTCAGCGAATGTTTTATACAAAAGAAAGAAAATGAGTGAAAACAATGGGCACACCCAAGGAATTAATGCCAAACGCTCAAGATCTGCAATCGTTTAAGATCTATGCGAAACTGGTGTATGACAGCGGGAAATATCCCGTGTGGATTAAAGAATCGAACGTTTTCAATTCCGAAATACAGAAAAAAATTAAAATTGAAAACTCAGAAGAACAACAAGTCGCCATGATTATGATGGTCTTGTTAGCAGGATGGGAGTTAAACCTACACCCATTACAAGCTTTAGCCAAAATCAATTTTGCGACGAGTGGAAAACTCCAAGTCGAAGGGGAACTCTTTTTAGCACTATTAAAACGAGAATACCCGAATCATTACATCAAAATTGATGCGACACGCATCGGGTGCAAAATTGAAGCGAAATGCAATAAGGACGATCCAAACGAAGCGATGTATATACGCGAGTTTACGACCGACGATGCGAAATTAGCAGGATTACTCGCGCCAAAAGGTACAACTCAATCGTTATATGTAACTTATCCACGCCACATGTTGAAATGGGCCGCTATTCGTGAAATGAAGGCAGAGAAGTTTCCCGATGTCTTGTTCGGTGCCACATTGGATTCAACCCCTGTGATGCTGCAAATGGAAGAAGAAACGCAACAATTACCCGCGAAAATCATCCCCAAAATTATGATTCAAAACGAAACTATCGCGCAGATCCCTGATGCGACCATTTCCGAGAAATCCATCGAACCGAAACCCATCGCCGAATCAGCGATGCCGAAAATGCCCGAGTTCACGTTAAAAATACCCGAACCCGTGAAAGAATCTCCAAAATCACCCGAACCTCTGAAAATGGAACAACCCGTAATTCCCGCATCCATCGAACCCCCGAAAATCGAGGAAAAGAAAAAGGTCACGATTATTGATGGAATTACCGATACGACGACGGGAAAGGATTTTGTGGTCGTTCCGCAGAAAGTAGAACCCGAACCCGTGAAACAAGCAACTCCTGCGATGGGATTACCCGAAATGAAACCGATTCCAGCGAAAAAATCAACATCCATGAAACAAGCGCTCGAAATCCCGAAATCGGCGCAACCCGCTCTCGATTTGTCGTTTTTGGAAAACCTCACGGCGGTTGTTAAAGCGGATGCTCCGAAATTACCTTCGATTAACGCATTCTTCCCAAATAATAAAAAGGAAGAATTGCCAAGTGTTGTTATTACTTCTGAATCACCGAAAGCCCCCGAACCCGTGAAAACGGAACAACCAGCGGGTGTTATCGCAATTCCCGCGAATCCATCGGAAGATAAAAAAGAATCGTTCGGTATCGAGAATCTCGCATGTAAAGCCGAGCAAATCACCCCGAATCAAAAATTCTGGTTTAGTGATGATTGGTTCGCCACCACCCGCGATAAACGAGAAGGGACGGGTTCCTACCCGGTCGTTTTGTATTTACGTATTTTGGATGAAGCATTTCCACGAGCTCAAAATCAGCAAGTGCATGAACAAATCACCGCATTCGCTAAGAAGTTCTTAGATAAGAAAGATAAAAACGAAACGGTGATGAATGTGTATCATGATGCCGCCATGTCCGCAATTAGTATGTGTGCAAAGGATTATGCGGATGTGGATTTGAAATTTATGATGCAAATGGAGGTTCTGATTGTGAAATTACTCCAAAACGTGAAACCGCTTTTAGAAATGCCCGATCTCACTGATGAAGCATTATGTGTGAAGATTTTGGAAAAAATGAATTGGACTCGCCCGAAATACGCGAATTGGGCCTATTCCTTCCTGAAGAAACGGGGATATCTTAAAGAATCCGTCCGATTAGACAACGGGAAGCAAATCATCATCGTACAAAAGGGGATTGAATCAATCAATGTCTAAAACCCCTTTTCCTATTTTTTCCCGTTCTCAAATTGATGATTTCGATTTAAATCTTGAGAAGGGAACTTTTAGAATCTGTTTTGATACAAAAGGGTTTATCGGTGATGAATATGAATATACCTCCGAATTCCGATTAACACCCTCGATTTTGTGTGATATTATTAACGGGGAATCCGATCTTTGGTACGAAATTAGCAAATATGCCAAAAAACAGGTGATTAAATAATGCAAAAAGGGATTTTTTATTGTAAATGTATTAGATGTGGTCGAAGAACGCGAAAGGATGAAAAACATTATCAGATTACAAGATTTGGTGCTTATTTTTATTACTGTGATGTTTGTCTTCAAAAACCGAAACGATGCCAAACGTGTGGATGTATTATCACGAAGGATGGGGAAAAGCAATGAACAAAATTCACAAGTATCCCCTTCCCGATTACGGGATGGGGGAAAAACCCGTGAAAATGCCGAAGAAAGCTCGGATTCTCATGGTCGGGATACAAAAACACAAACCATTTATTTGGGCGATTGTCGATCCGAAACATCCGTGTATTTCTCGTGTGTTTGTCATTGCGAGCACGGGATTTGACACCATCCCCACCAACTATCACCACATTGGTTCGTTTATTGATGATTCGATTGGATTTGTGGGCCATGTCTTCGAGGTGTTGAAAAAATGATAGATAAAGGCAAATTGGATGATATAATTGAATTGATTAAATTCGAGCTAAAAAAGGCATCATTAAAATATTTGCCTTTTCATAGTACACATGAAGGTTTTGCAATCCTTAAAGAAGAAGTGGATGAACTCTGGGATGCCATTCGGTTAAAAGCATCAAACAAGAATCGAATTCCAAACACGTTTGAAGAATCTTTACATGTTGCGGCGATGATTGTTCGATTCATTTATGATTTAATTCCCACTGAAAATATAACAAACGAGGCGATGCGACTTGGAGAATGGGATAACACCTAATATGGATACCGTTCGGGCTTTTTACAATCAACAAATTGCCCCGATATTACAAACGCTGAATACCCGGGTATGTAAATGCGAATCGTGTATTAAAAATTGCACCAAAAATCCCGATGCATATCTCGAAGCATTTCGAGCGGAAAATAAGGCATTGGAAGCGAAAGTAGAGAATGCTTTCGCTGAAATGCGCCCCTACTTGCAACATATCGCCGATTTCGAGCAGAAGGTCTATGAAGAACTCCAAAAAATTTATGCGGAACTCAAAAAACGGGGGATTCATTAATGCCCGAACATTCAAACATGCATATTATCACGGTGAATTTACCCGAATCGTATGTAGTGGCCGTGGACGCATTGAGCGGCCCGAAAGGGATTTATCCTTCCCGATCTGAATTGATTCGTGTCGCTGTCCGTGAATTTCTATTACGGGAACTCGCATTAGATTTGAAATTGCCAGTTGTGGAAGAGATCCTTGTCCCCGTGCATGAAGTGGTCAAACAGATTCAACAGAATCCCAATGATGGCATTGTTAAATTACCGAACGGCAAAATCTATCATTTAATTCAAAAAGTGGGGAGAACACCAAATGTCAATATGTCCTGAACTTGATGTGAATGTCGAAGGATTGCCAGTTATTCAAGCCTATTCGCTGATTGGGTATTGTCGCGTAAAGAAGGCATCCGTTTCGGCGAAAGTGTGTGCCAAATGTCAAGAGCCCATTAAAAAAGGCAATTTAGATACTTTTTTTTCTAATCTCAAATCGGAGTGAGTAAAATGGTCAAATGCGTTCGATGTGGAAAAGATAATGCCCGAGGCAAAATATGTTTTGATTGTCATCATGATCTGGGCGTTTTATTACATGAAGCAATTAAAAAAATCGAAAAAAAAGAAAAAAAGGAAAAATAAAATGACCGAACAACCCAAAATCATAATTGACATTCGAGAACAAGCCAGTGGATTCATCGAATTGTGCCAAAGAACCCCCAATTTACCGTTCACCATTGAAACGGCGCAATTACAAATCGGGGATGTGCAATTGTTCGACGATTGTGTAATCGAAATAAAACGGATAAGTCGCACTTCGAATGATGTGCGCGCGAGCTTATTCGACGGCCGGATTCACGACCAAGCGCAGAAAATGCAATCCTTTCGCCTAAAGATTTTGATCTATGAAATTGAACACGATGCGGTGATGTTTGATGCCTATTTTACCCAAGCGGCGTTTGAATCGTTAAATCAAACATTAGAGCTGCAATACGATATACATACACATCAAACGCAATCAATGCAACAAACACTTGATTTAATACTCGCAATTTACAATAAGCTCACACATCCCCACCAACACAATCCATGCAACCCCGATCCCCGACCGGCATCATTACTCGATCAACAACGTTATTTCCTATCGGGGTTCCCCGATGTCGGAAAAGAAAAAACATTAACGTTATTAAAACATTTTAAAACTCCTATATCGATCATAAAATGGATTTGCACGGAAACGGTCTTAAATCAAACCCCTTCGGGGAGATGGAATGTAAAAGGGAGCATTGAGGGCTTTGGCGCTGAGTTCCATAAGAAAGCT